ATCCTTTTCAAGACTATAAATGATCATCTCTTTAGAGATGCAGTCTTCATAATATTGAACCACGTTACCATAGTCTAGGTGTACCTTCTGATACCATGATTCAAACAATCTATTGAAGTCAAGGTTCTCAGGTGAGAGGAGATTCAAAGAAACCTCACCATAAACTGTGCCAGTAGGATAGTTTATTCCAACACCATGAGTTCTGTGTTGTGCTGTGGTAACTTGCTTGGTTGGAGTGCTAATAGAATCTGCGTAGAAATTTATCAAACGATTTCTTTTGAGACCGTCAATATTTCTAAAGTCTGACATAAAATCTTTGTCAGATGTCAAAACGTTAGGCAGGGCAAGGCTAACCGCATACCTACTGCTGGTTGCAAATCCTGCAGTAGACAGGTTCGTAAGCATTGTGCTTATTTCACCACGTTTTTTAGCCATTGATTACCCCCAAACTTTTTTAGCAGAAATTTTTCTACCCCCTGATGGTGCCAGTGGTGACTCGTCCACAAAATACTCCAGTGGTAATTGAACAGAGTCCCACTCATCTTCAGGTATGTTATATACAGGAGATTTTATCTCCGTATTCCTATATCTATGTATGGTAGATCTAGGAAAGAACAATGCGTCTTTATTTCCAGCAGCTTTGATCTGATTTACTGTACCAAGTCTTGATCCAGGGGCAAGATAGTGTAGGTTTGCACCCAACCAACCTGATCCATCTACCGCAATGCAATATGCCATAGGGTATCTATCATACCATTCCATTCTCTCAGGTTCATGTGCAACGTAGTGAAAATAATAGATGCCACCTACCTGTGGTCTGGACTGTTGGAATCCTTGGATGCGTTTATTCCACTGCTTCCTATACCAAGTCTCACTCTTGCCAGATCCTTTTGTCAATCCTCGTATGTCTGTAAAGATGCTCATACCTTTAACTCTTTCTCTGTGATGACTTTGAATTCCCAAAGTCTGTCCTCACAAAAGTCAACTGCTGCTTTCCACTTTGCTTGGTTGACTGCATATGTTTTGACTTCAGATATATATTTCTTTGTCTGTCTCTTCGGTCTTTTAGGTGCTTGACATTGTGCTAGAGGTTTGACCTCAACGACATATCTTTTCACCTGTCCAGTGGTAGTTCTTAACTTTACATAGAAATCTGGGAAATATCTATGTGCTCTCCCATCAACAGGTGATATATAGGGTATGAAGAACTCCTCACTACCCCACTCAAGGATGTTGGGATTGGTATCACACCATACCATGAACTTACGTTCCCACAAACTCCTATAAATAATTTTTGTAGGGTCACCTTTATATTTTTGAAAGTTTGTTGGTGTGAATCTACCTTTGTACGCCATATCTAACGTTTAGAAGTATTTATCTCATGGCAAAAAATGTTGGTGCCCTAGTTTACCCAAGAAGAATCAAAGGGGAAGGTCCAAAAGACTACCTAAAAATAACAGTTGCCACAAAGGGTGGGCAGGGTGTCTATCAATTCTTCGACAAAGGCAAGGGCAAAAAATCAGGAACTAAAGCACCTACAGAAGAAGCACAAGCACACATTTATCTTGCTATGCCAAGGCAACTGAGTGTTAGTTATGGTATGTCATATCAAGGTGTGGAACTGGGATCTATTGGTGGTCAGTTGATCGCAATGGCAGGAGATCTTGCTGGTGGATCAGCTGATGCTGCATCTATTGCTACTCAAATTTCATCAGCAGCTGGTAATGCATTGCCTGAAATGGCATTGAATGTTGCTGCTCAAGGTGTGAACACTGCAATTGGTGCAATGGGATTTGCTGGTGGTGTTGATGCAAACTCAATCAGTGCACTACTACAAGGACAAATCTTGAATCCCTTTAGGGAAATTACATTCAAGGGTGTAAATTATAGAACACATTCTTTTACTGTGAAGATGGTTGCTCACAGTAAAGAAGAAGCAAATGATATTAAAAAAATTGTTAATACTTTGAGATACTACATGCACCCTAGTTTGACTGGTGGTAGTAGGTGGAATGAGAAACGACAAATTGCTGCTGGAGAAGGTCAGGATGCACAGCAAACAAGTGGTGCTACTGGCAGTATTGAACTGAATACATCTGGAAACGATAGATGGTTGGATGTTCCATCATATTTTGACCTGTCTTTCATCAGAATGCAACAACCACAAGGTCAAAAAAGAATAAAAATAAACCAAGCATCAGAGATCACCGATATCTATCGTCCTGGTGCATGTGTTTTGCAGAGTTTGAACGTGAACTTCTCACCTGATGGACAATATGTTTCGACTCCTGATGGTTATGTCATGGCAGTACAGATTCAAATGTCATTCAAAGAAACTGTTATGCTTCATCGTGGTGCACTAAAAGAACTAAACGAATACTGATGGCAAACTATTTCTCATACATACCAAACATTCAGATTTCTGAAAGAACTGATAGAGGTAACTATCTAGATCAGAACGTAGTCAAAAATCTCTACAGAAGAGTATCTGTTAGAGATGATCTAGCAAAATATATTTTTGCATACGATGACTATGTTATTCAAGATGGTGATAGACCTGATACAGTGTCCTTTGACTTCTACGGTAGTTCAGAATATGACTGGATTATCATTCTTTGTAATCGATATACCAATTTGTATGAAGATTGGCCAATGGACACCACTAGTTTTGAGGACTATGTTGAGAGGAAGTATGGCACAAAACTATATGATGTGGTTCAATATGAAACAGATGAGATCTCTGACTCTAAGGGTAATGTTCTAATCAAGAAAGGCACCGTTGTGAATAGCAATTTTACTTTCACAACTTATGAAGGTATCACTTATGGAATGAATAAAATCTCTCCATATACTAACTACGATCTAGAATTTAGAAAGAATGATCTCAAGAGACAGATCAAAGTATTGAAGAACTCATACATTCAGCAGTTCATTTCTGAGTTTGAATCTCTAGTTGAATACCCAGTTTCAGCAGACAGAGTTGATACTGATCTGAAGTACACACAGGTTGAAGGAATCATTATTTAAAAACCCTACAGACAAAAAAATACCCCGAAATTTTTTCGGGGTATTTTAGTATTCATAGGTGGTTTTTCGTTTAGTGAATTAGAAATTCATCACTGTACATACCACAGGGTTCCCAAACAGTCTTGCTTCTCCAAACGTACCTACCCTCAGAGAATCTATCTCCCCGTTGCCATTTCTGGTAAGACATTCTGTACTTACACATGCGTCGGCGTCTGGGTTGATGATGATAGTGATGCACCTCACGATGTACATGGTGGTGATCATCTTTGAATGGTTCCCAAAATTCTCCCCAGGTGATTGCCTGGGCAGGAGTTGCTGACACCCCAACCAGCACCGCACAGGCAGCAAGCAGTTTTCTTTTCAGAGACTGCCTGCGTTTCTTTGCTTGACGCATTGCCTGTGGTTTCAAGGTACGTTTCTGTTCCTTTTTTGAATGATGTTGCCAGTTGGGGGTAGTCATTTTAGAAGTCCTCTTCTGCCAGTTTCTTAAAGTAGTCTAGTCCATCATCGTCTGCTTCGGCAGACTTGTGGTCAGTTACTTGACTGGTCCAGGAGGGTGCTTCGGACACCACCTCTTCCTCATCAGCAACTTCCTCATCGAGACGAGGAGTCACACGAGGTTGGACCTTACCAAGGACAAGATTCAGACGTGCTTCCAGTTCTTCATAGGTCTTGAACTTAGAAGGATCAGTGAAGTCAGTCAGAGAATACTGCTGCTTGTAGATCTTCTCCAGTTCACCATCAGAGAACTCACCGAGAACAGAAGGAGACTCGAACTCAGACTTGTCATAGTTCCAGAAACCATCCTTCTTCACGATCTTGAGTTTGAAGTTGGCACCCTGCCAGAAGTTGAACACATCAACAGGACGTTCGTCTTCAAACTGAGGCTTTGCTGCCTCAACAATCTTGTCAAAGATCTTCTTACCGTACTTGAACAGGAACACCTTGCCCTCATTCTCAGGATGCAGAGGGTCTTTCACCACATAGATGTTGCTGTAGTAAGACAGTTTGCGTTTCTGATTACGTGCTGTCTGCTTATCAGATTCCAGACCACTGTTCCAGAGGTCACGGTTGATAGCACCGACAGGATCATCCTTACCGATGGTGGTCAGGGAGTTCTCAATGTACCACTGTCCCGTAGGACCTTTGAAAGCATGACTCCAGACCTTAGCAAAGGGCAGGTCCTCCCCATCAGAAGGGGGCAGGAAACGAATCACAGCATAACCATTACCAGACTTGTCAAGCTCTGCCTTCCAAAGACGATCATCAGTGTAGCTTTGTCCCTGAGGGTTAGAGATCTTCTCGATCTCAGTCTTCAGGTTGTCGAAGTAGGAAGACTTCTTGAGTGCTGCGAAAGACATAATTGGATTCCTCGTATTTTTGTATTGTTGGATTGTGTTGGGTCTTACAGTGCGAACCAGTCTCCCAGTCCCGTCCTGCCCAACGAAGTTATTATAGTACCCTATTTAGGTGGTGTCAACCTTTTCCTCAGACGTTGGATCATGGTATCAGCATGTTGACTGAACGTGCCATCAAACCCGAACCTCTGACCGATGCTATCGATCTTGTGTCGAACCTCCTGCAACTCCACATCTTCATAACTTTCTAGGGTCAACCTAGTGTAGAAAATCTTTTGTCGTTCGATTAACTCAATAACTTTTTCAATCCTTTCATTCTGTTTCTCTGCTGTGAGTGTAGTCATCACAGCAGGATTAAGAAGACGCACCATATCTTCATGGAGAGTGAATATGTTTGCTAGTTCTGCACGAACTGCTGGTGCATTAAAAAATTCTTCAGACATTATTCTCGATTGTAATGGGACACCCAATTACACAGGGAGAATACCTCGACTAGTTCTCTTGACGTAGTTTAGATACTGTGCATCCCTTTTAATTTTTTCTTTGAGTGGTTTGGACAAGAGTTTGGGTACACTCTCAATCTCAACCTCATTCTGTTCACAGTATACTACTACAGCATCAATGTAATTGATGAGACCATTGGATTCCTTAACCATCTTTTCAATTTCCATAGCAAATTTGCTAGGAGTCAGGAACTTCTTTTCAAGTTCTTTACTTAATTCCATGAGCCTCCTGTACAAATTCTTGCATATATTCTTTTAGCAATGCTAGTTGTTCATCGATATCTCTTTTGACGAACACCTGAGTGCCACCTGCTTCGTTTGCAATGATCACAACTAGTTGCTTGACCTCACGTTCAGTGAGTTCATAGTACATTGTAGCATATGCACAACATTGTACAAAATAATTTTCAATCCAATCAACCTTCTTAGGTTTGTTAGATGTCTTAAAGTCGATTACAGAAAGAACGCCATTGAATTCAGCAATGCAATCAACACGCCCAGCAAGACCAAGGAAGTCAGAATAAAGAGCGGTTTCCATACAATGAATATTATCAATGCGATCAAGATTACTTTTAGAGCATCTGAAAAGCATATTCGGAATGATCTTCTCTTCCCATTGCTTAGGATCGTAAGTATTACGCAGGTACGATTCGACAATTTCATGATAAACAGATCCTCTAGCAGTAGCACGACCAGACTCACGAGTTGCGGCTGCTTCACCGACTCGTTGTCTCCATTCTAAAATTGCTTGCTTAGATCTGATGCCAGTGACTGTGGTTACAGAGGGATAGAACTTTCCATCCTTCTCGTAGAACCGCATACCATTGCGTTCAGTTGCTTTCAACTTGGGGATGTCAAAATCCTCTTCATGATATAACCAATTAAACATTACAATCCTAGATTTAATTTGCTGATTAGATAACTGCGAACCAGACCAGAACGAACGATGTCGTTGATGTCAAACTCTACAGTTTCAAACTCTTCCATAGTAGCACAGATTTTCATGAAGTCAAGAACACCAGTTCTTTCATTCGACTTCACGAGGTCTGACTGTGTGTAGTCACCACAGAACATGATACGAGTGTCATTACCAACACGAGTGATCATTGAATCGAGTTCATGGAAATTGAGATTACTAAACTCGTCAATGATAATAATAGCATTGTCAAAGGTGGTGCCACGGATGAATGATGTAGACCAGAATGAAATAGATTCTTGTGCTCGCAGATTATCATAGAGCATTTCAAATGCATTGTCATCTGGCATTTCAAACATATACTTCACCATATTCTTATAGGGAATCTGGTAAAGGTATGACTTATCCTCATGATCTCCAGGCAGGAAACCAATCTCTCTGGTGGGAACCAGTGAACGGACAATGTAAATCTTTTCGTAGGGAGTTTCTGGGTCTAGAACCTCCTTCAGTGCAAGATACAGTGCAACAAATGTTTTACCTGTACCTGCACAACCATGAAGGATGCAGTTCTTACCCTCCTCCCATGCATTAAAAACTTTCTTCTGGTTCTCAGTGATGGGTTCAATAGCAGCAAGTTGCTCTGTACTGATAGGCTTGCGTCGTGCTCTCTTCTTCACTGATGGACGATCATCTAGAACACCTTCCAGTTTGAATGTGTTCTGCAAATTCTTACGACGGGGCATAGGTTTAGGTAAATCTGCTAAGGTTTGCACCAGGATGTGCTCTCTGGACTTTGGACATCACTTCCTTGAATCCTTCGGACTGCTTAGGAGTTCCGTAGGTGGCAGCAATACTTTGGTTACCAAAGTATCTTTCAAGTTCTGGGTGATCTTCTTTATATTTATCTAGATCGTGAATGGACATTACCTCAGTGGTAATTTCCCCAGTCTCTTTGTTTCTAAAATCGTAGGTAGGCATTGGTTTAAGGTTTGATTAGTACACAGGGTTGGGTATCAGAACAGTAGTCTTCAGGAGTGCCTTCCCACTCAAGGGCACGAGAGATGGTAGGAAACTCAGCAACGAAAATCTTTTTAATTGCCTTGGCAATGTCCATGTGCTCCTTCTGAGTACCGTTCTTCTCACGCAAAGAGATATAATGAATCCAGTTGCGAAGATTGCCCGTCATGTACATTCTGGTGGGCACACAGAGGGGAAGCACATTTCTGGCACACTCCTTTGCAATTCCTGCATCGAGCATCTCCTGGTACAGTTCCATACTTGCTTTGAAGTGATGCTGCATCAGGATCTCAAACTTTTGCTTAGTGAAAGGATCAACATCATCAATAGAGTTCTGTCGATTCTTATCATCTTGACGACGAAGGTCAGGCAGAGGAATGCTGTCACCAAACCCTAGAAGTTTAGAGTCAGCATACCGTTGGGAAAACTCTTGATATGTAAATGAACGGTGGCGCAGTATTTGAGCTGCGATTGCTCTCGTGGTATTGATCTCCACAGTCATAGTTGCCTGCTCGAACACAGACCAGTGTCCATGCTTGATACAATACTTCAGCAGACCTTCAACCTTGGGGTTCTCCTGGTTGTTTGGATTGCTTACACGTGCAATATAACCAATAGTCTTCTCTGCATCAGGAGTGACAGAGATCTTACAAACTTTCATTTTCTAAAAATCATAAACGATAGAGCAAGAAGTCCACAGGACTTAAAGTAACCAATGGTTGTCAACCCAAAGATGCTAGGCATCAACCAGTTCCACAATAGCATAAATGCTAGAGGAATACAAAAGAAACCCACAACAATTCCAATGTTTTCAGCAAGAGTTCTAGGTTTTTCCTCAGCATCTACTTCGGGTTCTGGGTCTTTCCTCTTACGAGGATCAAAAATAACGGTGCTCATTTCTTTTTACCCTTCGGTTCTTTCGGATTGTTCCACAACTTTGGGTTCACTCTACCCTCAGTCTGTGTAAACTTAATAAAATCATGACGATAGTGATCCCAATACCAGTCAAAAATTTCAACCTTTTTACCTGAGATCACGATGTCATACTTAGTCTGACCATCCAGAACATACTCTACTAGATATGATGTGTAAGGTAACGACCTGTCGTTAGCAAGTTCTGGTGAACAGTCTTGTTCAAAAATCTTCATTCAGCTGGTCCTCTATTGCCCCACTCAATCTGTGGGAATGCTTCTTTAACTGTAGCAAGTGTGATGCGATATTTGTCTTGAAGTTTACCATCTTTCACAAGACACAGAAGTTCTGCTTCAGACTTATGCAAACCTTCAAGGAGTTGAATGAACATAGACTCACGTCTCAGTTGAGGCACTTGGTCTGCACCACCTTTGATGTAGTAATACAGTTTGGCATACTCCTTAGCAAGAAGTGAATGCTCAGTGCCCTTGGGTGAATCGTTGGGTTCAAAAGGAACTTCACCTTCAGGGAGAAGGGTGATGATCGATTCATCATAGTTCCAGATCAAAATACTACGAAGTGCTGGAGTATTGTTCTGAACTAGAAGAGAGATCTTCTCCTTCTTAGTCTTTGCATTGCTGACCTTCTGAAGCACTTCAGAAATCAAAAGGTTGTTGTTTGTCCATCCAGACATAATTAAAAGTCTCCTACGTGGTTAATCAATTCAAGAAGTTGGTTCGATACGAAGTAAGGATAAATTCCCGACCTAGGTTTACAGATATAGTTGTCGTATTCTTCGACAATTAAATCTTCAATCTCCTTAGGTATATATCTGAAGTCGATAAGGGTCTTATTTCGTTCATAGTATTGCATCTGTTCCGAAGTACAGAAGTCTTCAGGTGCTTTGTCTAACCACAGAGAGAAGTTCTTCTTACTGATGGGTCTCTGCCTTGTACCCTTTACAAAGGTCTCGTCAGGAGAAAGGCAGTTAGGAATGCCATCAGACTTATCACCCTTGATGATGTGCTCTAGGATGTACAGATGGGGATCTGGACACTCCACGAAGGACTTCTTCACAGGATTGTACTGCTTGACAAAAGGATACTTCTGCAACTGAACAAAGTCTTTGTCACCTGAGAGAATGAGAATAGGTACAGGTGGTTGCATGTCCTTCTGCAGTCTGATGTTCCTCATGCCCTGATCAATCGTCAGGATTGCAATGATGTCATCTGCTTCAGACCCATCGACACACATAACCTTGTAAGGAAGGTTCTCACGGAACTCATCTCTGAGTTTGTTGAGCACCTCAAAGATTTGACTCCAGTTGTGATTAGACTTTGCTCGGTCTTTCTTTCTACTGGCTTTGTATTGGGGAAAGAACTTCCTCCTCCAGTAATTCTTACTGTCATAACAAAGGACTAGTTCTCCGAACTTGTCCCCGAACTTTCTACGGTACATCCGTAGAGAGGTGAGAACCATGTGTCGAACTAGTCCCTCTTCAAGTTCTCCATTTCGCACATTGATTTGCATCATTAGGTTGGAGATCATCACCTGATTCATGTCAACTAGAATCATAGTTTCTCAATCATCATCGTCGTCCTCTAGTGTATCATGATCTTTGTCTATACGCAAGTATAGAAGGTCACCGATGTTTGCAGGTTCTCCATCCTCATCATACATTTCAGGGTGGATCACTTCTTTAGCATAATCTGCCTTTTCATACCAGGCATCAAACACTCTAGAAGCAAACCACCCTGCAATGAATCCGACGATGAAGGCACCCAATATCAGGAACGTTGAGAACAAAAGCACAGCAGTGTATTCCATACGAGTTCTCCCTCATCTCTAATGTTAGTATTTAGTGACTTAGAGTAGATTATTCTCTCTAAGATACGAAACAGTTTCAGTACATCCACCAAGATTCTTACCATTGTATTGAACCTGTGGGAACGTTGTACCGTTACCAAATTTTTGATAGAACTGTTCACGAGTGAAGTCCCGATCAAGTTTGTAGATCACATGCCTCAGTTCTTTTAGTTGTAGAACTTGCTGGATCTTGGTGCAGTAGGGACAACCATCCCTAGAATAAACAATAAAACTAATCATTTTTTGTCAACCTCTTGACGAATACGACCGAAGGAACGAATCCTCCTGCGTTCACCAGGAGGACGAGTGGGAGCAGGGAGGGGTTCCATGTCTCGATGACCACGTTTGCGATTACGTTTGGACTGTTCAGGCATAGATCCTCCTTGGTTACCATAGTATTTTAGCATAAAAAAGGAGGGGTCGCAACCCCTCCGAAACTCTAGAGTTTAATTTGCGAATCAGAAGGAATACTTCAGACCCACTTTAGTGCCGTAGCCACGGTCAACGCTGGAAGAACCAGAACCTTGGAAAGAGACTTCACCATAGGCACCCAGGGAGTCACTCAGAGCAACACCAAGACCTGCCTTACCTGAAGGAACAGTGTCAACGTCACCACCATCGGGGGACACGACCGAAGCACCTGCTTGGACGTAGTAGGATGCAGATTCACCGACAGGACCTTCGTAGCCAACGTGCAGATCTGTCGTCGTGCCGTTGTAATTTGAGCCAGTGAAACCTGAGTTTGCCTCTACGTTCACGTAGGGACCTGCAAGGGCAGGAGCTGCCATCAGGGGTGCTGCTGCAGCAAGTGCGATTGCGGATTTAATCATTGTTTGTTTACCTCGTTTGTTTTTTACTTGTGGAATGGTTACCCACAGATGATAAGAGACTCGACTAGTCTCTGTTGTAAAACGTTACATAAATAACGTTCTGAGTATTTATACACTTTTTACTTTCAAAGTGTATAAAACGGAGAGGGTGGGATTTGAACCCACGGAGGCTCTCACCTCGCTGGTTTTCAAGACCAGTGCCATAAACCACTCGACCACCTCTCCAACAGAATCAATTATAAGGGAAAGAGGGAGATTTGTCAACCCTCTTTCCAGGTTGGTGGATTGTACTTGAGGA